CTTTTTGTAATGCGGAAGGTAATTCACCTTCCACAACTTCTTCTGGAGCCTCAACAAGTTCTTCTTGCTCAGTTTCTTCCAGAATTTCTTCTTGAGTTTTATTTTCCATAGAACTTGATACTCCTAATAGTTAATGGTATATTTCGTTTACTGTAGTATTATTTATAATATTACAAATTTGATAATAACTTTTTAAACTCGTTTATTTTTACTTCCTCAAGTTTTTTGGAAGATGCTCTTAGAATATTGTCTCTTGCTCGTTCTACATCTTGTTCATGCAAAAGTCCATTATTCCAAATCCATTCTTTCCCCTCCATAATACCTTCTACAAAAGCATTTGGAGCGGAGGGATCTGCAACAATATCAGCAGCGGTTGCAAGATAGAAATCATTTTGTACGATCTGAGAGTTCTTTGCATCTGGTTTTAATGTTCCCATTCCCCTTGAAGAAACACCTAGTCTTGCGCCCTCATCGATCAAACATTTAACAATTTGTCCATTTGGTGTATTTAAAACCTTTGCACGTCCAACAAAATTCTTACCTTCTTTAACTAAAGAAGTGATCATGTGTGATGCACGATCTAGATTGACCGTAGGGCCGTCAGGATGTCCGAGTTCTCCAAATGCACGTTTTGGTGTAACATATTCGTTGACGTATCTATTTACTTCTCTTTCGAGAACGTCAAAAGGATATACTCTACCATTTTTATTCTTTTTTTCAGACTGCATGAAGATACCTTCAATGAAGTACTGTTTGGGTTTTGCTCCCTCTTCAATCAATTCATACTCAACGGATTCTTGTAGTTCGCATATAAGTTTCATTTTAGTTCCTTACCTATTACTGTCTGGATAAACTTTACCATCTTTAACTTTATAACCAGCAGGAGCTCTTCCTGTTTCATCGTACTTTTTTTGAGCCTCACTTCTACTTAAATTCCCACTTTGTCCTCCAACACCTGTGTCGTGTTGATATTTTGGTTTACTTTGTGAACTATATGTCTCTTTCTTTTTCTTGGGATCATGTCCTGCATACCAATCATCACGATCATCTTCTACTATAGAAATCAAAGTATTTTTTTGTTCTTCACTAATATATTTGGCAGAATTAATTGTATTAATTAACTCTCGTTTTTCTTTTTCAATGTAAAATTCTCTAATTGTAGACATTTTTATCCTATTTTGAGTTACTGAATGNAAAATCCAAGATTTTTAAGAAAGATTTTGTATCTTTATTCATGTTATCTTGCATTTTTTTCTTGTTAGTACTATTTAGTGTATCGAAGGTTTTCAAAATGACTTTTGCAGATTCTGGATCAATTGGAACCGATGTGCCACTTTTAAACCCAATTTCTGATTCTTTTTTCTTTTTTACAACAGATCTCAACTGATCCACGACATCTTCCTTCAAAGAAGTTTCTGGTCGTGTTGCCTCTTCGATTTTTTTTTCTTTAACAGGAAACCCTATTGATTTCCTAAATTCTTTATATGTTTTCATCATATCCCAGAAGAAGCGATTTTAGTATAAGTACCGTTTGTCACATTTGCCAATAAAAATTGGTCGGAATCTTTATGAATTACGGTTGATGAACCAGCAGGTACAGTAATAGAACCCTGAACTGTTCCATCTGTTCCTCCTTCTGTTCCATCATTTTTGACTACTGAAATGATTGAAATTGCAGATGCGTAAACTGCAATCGCTGTAGCCTTACCCAATCCCAAATTTGTAGCAGTTGTGGCAGTTTTTGCTGCTAATAATTTCATTGTGTCTCCGTTGTTTCTGGTTCTTCGATTGAAATTTCTTCTTTGTCTAAAAACATTCTGGCAGAAACTTCTCGTTTTCTGGTTTCCAATCCATCTACAAGTTTACTTGTAATTATTTGATCGAATGCATCATGAACCTGTGTAGGTTTACTTTGCATAGAATAATCTATAATATCCACTGTTTTAAAATCTTGTTCTGCCATTTTATCTCCAAAAATTATCTATTAATATTTATAAACTTTTAAAGGTGTGTATTCCTTTAATATTCTTCTTCTCCACCTTCTTCACCTCCACCATCTTCTTCTGCTTCTTTTGCAATCAATTCATCTTGTTTTTCAACTTCATCGGCGGTTTGTCTGAGGATATTTGCACGAAACCACTCTTTGGAATAATACTTTCCAACATATTCTTCGGAGTTTCTAGCAAGATCTAATCGTTGAGACATGGTTTCTTGGTGTTTAAATTCTGAATAATAATGATCCTTTTCAAACCTATAATGAACCTTATCTTTGACCTTATCCCACTCTGCGGCAGTCATAATATTTTTCAGAATCAATTGTTTTTCCATTATTTCATCAAACAATATTGAAAATCTTGTCTGCAACTTTTTAATAAATTTACTGAAAAGCAATTCATCTCTTGTGATTTCGCTTTCTCTCCCTAAAGAAAATCCAGAATCTGCTTCGAGTCGTGAAACAGGAACATGCATTGCTTTGTATAATTTTCGTTGAAAGTACTCTACGTCCTCTAATTGACCAAGATTTTCTCCGCCAGGAAGTGTGGTGATTTCTGTTCCCCGACCACCTTCTCGCCTCGGCAACCAATAATCTTCCAACATTGATTGATGTCTACGATCATCTTTAACTTCACCAGTATCCGAATCGTAAACCAATCGGTTTTTGTATCGTGTCATGATGTCACGAATATATTGTTCTGCTTTTAATTTTGGTAGGTTTCCTACATCAATATAGAAAATTCTGCGTTCAGGAGCTCTTGATATACGATAGATAACAATCGCATCTTCTACCATTCGCAATTGATTTAGTGGTTTGATTGCCTTATGAAGATAAGACATTACTGCATTTTTTTGTGGATTCAATAAACCAGAAGTAGAATATGCAATACTATCACCTGAAATTACAATACCAGAAGAAGAACGACTGTGCAATCCTGCCTCATTGTAAGTGTATGTAGGAAATATACTCACTTTTGTTTTTCTAGGATCTGCCGTTTTCTCTGTTTTGACTTGTTTGATTTTTTTGACTTTCGTAGCATCCAAACTTCGGAGTTCTACAATACCACGTTTTGGATCATTTTCGTCTATCATAATATGATAATACAATCTTCCTTCGATATACCATCTGCGAAAAATATCATGACCATAATTATTGAAGTTTAGAAGATCCAATACAGTATCGAATTCTGTACGAACTTTTTTCTTAATTCCTTCTGTGAGATCTGTTTTGTCGAGAACAACCGATACTGAAGGAAGAATGTCATCGACAACAATAGCTTCATTCACAACATTATCAATTGCAATCTCACAATCAGACATTTGTGACATATCACGATATTTGAGAATAAGTTCTACCTCATTCTTATACTGTCCGTCCATATCAAGAGAGTATCCTGCCGCACTCGCTCCCGACACCATTGCGGAACCATCATCATTTTCAGGAAGTGTAAACGCAGGAATATTAGCGTTTGCTATGTCCTGACTTTTTCTTTCGATCTTAAACCCAAATATTTCAAATGCCATAATTTTTTCCTACTGATTTTTTATCCAATTCCTACTATATTTTCTGGTGGAACTGGTAAATTTGATGCTGAAGTAGCTGCACTAACAAACCAACTATCATACATCCAAGTACAAGTAAACTCTTCTATTTCTTGCGATGACCAATCAAGATTGATTGTTGACAATGCAGACGGCCACGCACCCTTAAATATATAAGTACGTAAATCATTCCCAGCTTTACTAAATTGCGTAACCTTCAACGAAGTTTTATACTTTGCTGCATCGCCCTCAGACTTATCATTCGACTGAAATAAATTCTTATCTCTTGTATTTAGGGTGTGATTTGAGATAGATGCCATCCAACTTTCAAGTGAATTTCTAATACCAAAATCTTCATCATTAATAATAGTTGTATCCCATGTATCGAAGGAACGATCACCGGCCACATGTATCGCTTTGCCATGATAATACACATCATATGACCCGATTGTACTTGCAGGAATGGTTGTTGCTTTGACTAAAAATTCTGATCTGGTTGGGGGAGCTGTTATTCCACTAGGATATGTGAAATCCACCTTGAACAGAGAGGGACGAGCGCCCCCCTGCTTTAGATTTGATTTGAATTCTGTTACTGAGAATGCCATTCATTATTATTTTTTAAATTAAATTGATTATGATGCAGAAACTGCTGAACCATGTGTCCAATAATCATACGCAAAAGTAATAGTGTATTCCTGAATTGCATCACTAGACCAATCTACAGGAATTCCAGCTATTTCTGTGGGCCAGAGATAATCAAATTTATACGTTTGTAACACCGCTCCAGAAGTACTTAGTTGTTTTACTGTTGCATCTCCATCAAAAAAACTTGTTCCAAGAAGTTGATCACCATAAGAGGAATTTCTCTCTCCTTCAAACTTTCCACCCATTATTCTCATCCATTGCATCATTCTATTTCTGGCAGAAAAATTTTCATCGTTGATAACTGTAACTGTCCAGTTATCATATGTTCTAAAACCATTCCACTTATATGCTCTTCCTGCATAATTTACTGCAAGAGGTGCTATATTCGCAGGAGGAATTGATGCAGCCTTGCAAAGAATATTTTCACTTTCAGTAAATGATGTACTTTTATTTTTACCATTTATATCTATTTGATACAAAGCGGGACGAGCACCACCGCTTTGTGACGCCATACTAGATTTAAAAGTTGAAACTGCGAATGCCATTGTTTTATATCCTATCCTTGTGTGGAATTAGTAGTAACGGTGCCACCCGACATCGTATAATAATTGTATGCCCAAGTAACATCAAATTGTTCTATATCACTTGCAGTATCATAACTTAGTGCAATTTCAGAAATCGCTGTTGGCCAACAATCTACAAATTCATAGGTCATTGTTGCCGTACCATCTTTTTGATAATGAATTAATTTTGCCGTTCCTGTTCCAAAATTTGTATCCGACACTCCTTCATTGGAAACAGTTCCGTTAATAACTTCCATCCATTTTTCAAGTTCATTTCTAACATTATATTTTTCAGTATTAATGATGGTAGTAGACAAATCAGCAAATACTAAATCGCCAGGAATTTTTACAGTCCTACCAAAATATTGTCTTTCTATGGGAGTAAGCGTCAATGGTGGAATTTCACTTACATTACAATACAAATTTACACTTGAAAGAGTAGCGTCAACTCCTGTTGGAGCCGCTGTTATCTGAAATTCAAATAAACTTGGACGGGCGCCACCATATGGGAGCGCCGATTGAAAGGATGTTAGTCCTGTTGTTTGAGTTGCCATTTTTTTATTTTCTCCAATTAACTTATTTTAATTATTTATGTCAAAAATATTAAACAGCACCGACAACTTCAGAAAATTCTACTCCACTCCGAACTGCAACAAAGTTGAGTTGGATAAAGTTGATAGCACGTGAAGGTTTGACAAAAATGTCTCCCCTAAACGAATTAGAATCTACAACTTGTGGTGTATTATTTGAAGCGTCACAAACAACTGCAAAATCTTGAATTCCACCTCTTCCTTGAATATCACGCAAGAAAGGTTCGACCATCGAAACGAATTGTGAACGTGTAAACTCATCGTTGAACTCAAACAACTGGAATCTGGCTGCATTTGCAATTGCTTTTTCCAGAAGAATAAACAACCTTCGTACATTGATTCGATCAAATGCAGATGGTTTAGTCAATTGTGTTTTGTCTCCAAACAGAATTGTACCTTCGCCTGGGAACGAAACAACTGGATTGACTTGTGATTGATACAACGAATCACGTTCTGCTTTTTTCGGATTGTAAGGAAGTTTTACAACTCCTTTAATCTGACCCCTAGTAAATCCGCCAGGAGAGAAGAAAGGATCTCGTTCTGCATCGGTTTGAGCACAAAGTCCAGCAATATCTCCATTCAGAGGAACATAACGGAATTTGTCATTATGTTTATCGAACATTTGTTTCCAACCAGAGTCCATAACTGCGTAAGAAGAGTTTTGATTAACAGTATCACGGTGTCCAGTTACATTAGTAGTAGCGACAGAAGAACTTGTGGTTCCCACAACTTGTGCTTTTGTGGGTGAAAAGAATGTAATACAATCTTTACGTGATTCTGCAATTTGTCCGATACAATGACGAACAACTGTTGAACTATGTGAACCTGTCATCAACAGAGAAACATCAACATCCTCTGCGGATTTCATCAAGTCATACGCACGAATAACATCCGCATCACTCGGAGCAGAACCAGCAGTTCCTCCCGAAAAACTCACAGTTTGGGGTTTCCCAGGCATATAAAATTCATCTACTTGTTGTGTTCCACTTGCATCAGCGGTCGCACCCCATGCACGAAGCGTCTTAGATCCAGTAGCGGCAGGAGTTGTATAATCTCCACTTGTAACTTCTGACTCGACAATTGGACGTTGTAACCACCACATAAATTTGGAATATTTGTTGATCCAATTTTTGTAGTAAATATCTTCGCCTCGATCGTCTTTCGCTCCCTTTGCAACCGAAAGATTTGCATGTGCTTCTACAACTTCATCAATTGTTCCTGTCCAATCCCCATCTTCATCGACAACTGCAATATGAATTTCATCTAATGCCATAGATTTGTCAGCAGCGTGTGTTGAAGTTGTTGGAGGCCCCTCTGGAAACGCACTCGCATATTCCCAATCTCTTGTATAAGTTTGAGCAGATGCAGTCGCAAGGAATTTTTTATCCGTTACTATTACAGTATTTGATGTAAGAGTTTTTACTTTTCTGGTTTCACCATTAATAGTAATTTTATCTCCAACTATAAATTGCGAATCAAATAAAGTATCTGTTCCAGTCACGGTAGTACTGTCAGCAGTTACCACAACAGTTCCCTTCATATTTGAAGCAATAGTGTGGAAAGCTGATCTCTTTTGGCGAGTAGCTGCAGCTCCTGAACTTACATCAGCACTATCGGTTGAACTTGTTGAAGAACAAGTCACCGCAACATTAGAAGTAACTGCGCTCACAATGTGCAACCCTGTTTCTCCTGCAATTGAAATAGCATCTCCGACTCTAAGTTCTATACCAAATAAAGTTCCTGTTCCTGTAAGAACACCAGTTGCTACTGCCCATGCAACTGATCCAGTTAATGTTGCAGATGGTCTATCTGATGGACACATGGAATATTTGAAAGTGTTT